TTCCATTGCCGCGATGAGTGCTTCATTCGCTCTCTCTTGTTCGCGCATCTGGTGATTATATTCTTCTACCAGTTCCCTAAACGCATTTGTGCAGGCTCTTAGAGAGTTGTTGGCACCACAGATTTGTTCTCCAGCGCCAGCCCCGAATATACCATCGAAACATGCTTTAACGGACTCACAAAGATACAGATACTGTTTTGGCTGTGGAGCTTTTTTATCAAGCCTGTTTGCCTTTTCTGAAATGTTCTGCATTGCATCAAGATATTTTTGAAGGGTGTCTGCGTCTGTCGCATCAAAGTTAAGTTCATCAAAATTTATAATCATTTTTTTACCTCCATAAAAGGCCAGGGCTATTCTGCCCCAGCCTCGCTCTCCACAGTTTTTCGAGCTACTACTCTTTTTACGGCCGTTTTAGCAGGTGCTACAGCTGCCGTAGTTACCGGAGCACCTCTTAATTTCCCGACGGTGCCGTCACATCAAACTTGGCAGCAACTGCAGCATCAACGGAAAATGCCTTTGTCTCCACATCAAAAGTGCCATACTCCCAGTCTGTTTTACCCAGGAGGCTGCCAGAACCTACCATTGTTCCGTCATTGTCAGAATTGGAATCCGGAGAGATGGTCACTCTCCTTTTTCTCGCCGGATATCCCTTACTTGCTTCTTTCGGCATGTACAGGGATACGATCACCAGATCTGTCTCTGCCTCTGATCCCACTTTCTCTTTTTTTGCTACGGAATCAATCAGCTTGACAGCTTTCTCAGACGGGATATTCTCATATTCATAACCGATGGAATATCCGTATCCTGTAATACTCTGGGATGTAGATTTCTGATTGATATAGCGGCTCTCTTTTGTTTTCGTGTCGAAGCTCTCGTCCGCTTTGGTAACACCTGTTCCAAACAGTTCATAAGTTGCGGCCGCACCTGCTGCACCAACATTAATGTACAGTGCCTCCTGATACCGCTGCACTGCTTCAGTGTCCGCAAACCTCTGTAAATCTAATCTTCTCATGCTTTATCCTACCTTTCTTCTTTGATAATATTGTAATTCGCACTGGATCTGATACTGGGCGTATGTTGCCTCACTATCATTGATGTACCCATGCGTATTTGCTTTAATTGCCCTCGATGTCTGCCCTTCCCCCAATACCGGAAGCTGTTTCATCCTGGTGCAGTCCTCCAGCCAGTCAGCAAAATTCTCATAAAACTGACTGGTGTCCAGGTTCTCCTCCGCCCCATAAAGGTTTCTGGAGCACAAGTAGAACGTAACCTTGCGGATACTGTCTCCGTTAATACACCGCTTTACAATAGGGTCCGAAGGAACGCTTTCGATGCTGTAAGACGGTTCCGGTTCCAGTTTATCCACATTTACGGGAGGAAACATGGTATCCAGTTCCTCAATAAATGGGCAGGTTGCTATAAAATCCCTGATCGACTCAATAATACTCATGTTGCCCTCCCTCCGCAGAATTTTGCGGTGGATGAAATAATGCTTTTTTTCTGGTCCTGCCAGCACTTTTCCGCCCACATGCCCTTGCTTTTGTGCTCATAAAACTGCCGCCTTGCGTATGGGGTATCCCAGGACACGCTACCAGGCTCTGCTCTCATGCTATCCCGTAATCGCCCCGAAAGTTCGGGCACATATGGCCGGCATTTACGGCCAAACTCAGAGGCAAAAAACAGTTGTCCTCTCCCGTTTTTCCCCAAACTCCTTTTGAGGAGAATTTGGTCTGACGGGTCAATTTTCAAGTGGAAGTTTGCCATTACTTACAACCTCCAAATCTTATGTGTGGGATAAACCCTTTCCGGTTATCTCCATAATTATCTATAACGCCATATGGCCGGTGCGTCTTCTGCAGATCACCAATCCCCTTTATCCTCATATCATGCGTCCCGAGGATAAACAGATCTTCTTTTTCTACAGTCCAAGCCGCCATCTCAGGGCTGTATGGCAGCTTCGCATACTCATCCGGCGCCACATACCCGTCAAGATATTCGGCAGGAATCCGGATTTTAAATATATCAGCATGTTTCAGGCCGCCGTCTCCTTTATCGCCCGTTATCACCTTATTTTCGCAGTAATAATGACATGGCGACACATGCCCGAAATACTCTACTTTCCGTGTATCCGGATTTACTTTGCGGTTATATATGGTCACCTCTGCATTAATAATCATAGTACACCCCCGGATATAAGAGTGTCGTGTCTTCTAGGTAAAGACGGGCTTCAAAACAGCATTTACTGTATAGTGTCTCTTCCGGCGGCTGATTGTCTGCAGTGTCCGCATATGTCACGGATTCCCCGTCGGTATTGACACTCTTTACCAATCTCCCGCCGGTTGCGTCTTTCTGCCGGTGATCCTCGGCCAAAATTTCAGATACCGCACATATGGCAGCTTTGACAGCCTCCAGGTCATCCGGTCGCAATTCAAATTCATGGATACGACTGTATGTCATCCGGTTCACAATGGCCTCCGCCCGCATGCCGTGTTTTTTAAAATCACTCTCCGTAAGGGCGTCTCCCTTAAAAACATCAGCATAATACTGATAATCTACATCTACCCGTGACATATACTCACCTCTATTCTGCGGCGGTTATTACGGCCATTCCAGCTCCAAAGCAGCGGTTATCCGCATCCACCTCGACAACAACAATTTTCTGGCCTGCTGTTGCTGTAATCTCCGCCGTACCATCCCAAGCAGTGTACCCAGTCTTACATTCCTGTCCTGCATTCGGCATAGTCGGATTTGCGGCTACTTTGTACTTGTAGCTGTTACCACTTGACAGCGCCGGCTCTACCGTGATTTTAGTAGAGCCGCTCGTGCTACCTGCTACGGAGGTAACCGTCAGACTTGTCAAGCTCCGTGTTTTTTTACGACTACTTTTGCGGCTGTCGGTACACGGTATCCTGTGTTGATCTCAACCTGGGCAAGTGTGCCGTTGAAATTCTCGGAATCTTTCAGACGAATCATCTCCAGGTTGTCCACGATGGAGAATCCGTTCCAGTCGTACATGATGAAGTCGATACCGGTCAAATCCACAGTTTTGAGGTCACCGGCATAGTTGTAATATTTGGCCGCGCTCAGGATATCAAGCATATTTGCCTCTACCCACAGCATACCAAGCCATCTACCAATCTGGCCGGACTGCATAATGCTGTCGTTGGTCACCGGGGTATACTGATCTCCCGCAACTTCCAGCATGGTAGAATAAGTGTCAACGGACGCAAGCACGATGTTCGCAACCGCTTTCCCTTTACGCACTACTTTACGCGCCTCGATGATTTTCTTTTTGATGTTTGCCGCGGTGAGTGCTTCTGTGTCACTCATTGCTGTGCCCTCATTTGCAAGACAAGCAAGACCGGATGCCTGCCATCCTTCCTTACAATCCATAACAGCCTGGGACAAATGTTCCTCCGCCATGTTGTACGGCACGCCCTGCGCCTGAATGTTATAGATTTTCTTAGATTTCTGCTGCATGTTGTTCAGTCTCAGGTCAATCAGTTCATTATTCACTTTCTCGTGGCTGAAATCGGCCGCCGGAACCTTCGGGTCCTGTACTCCGTCATCTCCGACCTTAAAAATCTTAACCAGACCAGACGCTGCGTCACCCTGAAATTTATCCGTATAGGTCATTCCCGGCTGAAAAATAGAGTCGTAGTATAAATTCGGCTCCACAATGCTGCTGTATTTCTCTGTTACGTTATATCCGCCATATTCCATAGTTCAATCTCCTTTACTTTCCTCTGTAATATTTGTTGCTACCATACTTCTGTTTCAGATAGGCTTCTTCAGAATCCACTACTCCGGGCTTATATGACCCGCTGGTTCCTCTCACCCATGTTTTTTTCTTGGGTGGCTCTTCCTGCTGTTCAATCTCGAAGTCATTCGGATACTGTTCTCTCATTTTTTTCATATAGTCATCGGCGCCCACGAAAGTACCATCCTTAAATTCAAGATTCTGGGACATGAAATCTGAGAGAATGCTTTTCTTTGCAAGGGGAGACTTAATCTTCTGACCATCGAGGAATTTCTCGGCCGCAAATGTCCTCTTCTGGGTCTCAATCTGCTGATTCAGTGCCGCCGTATCAGTCTCATATTTCTGTTTCCATTCATCCGCAGATTTTTTAATGCCCTCAATATCCATTCCCTTATAAGATTCAATGGTGGCGCTTGCCTCGGTGAGCTGTTTCTTATATCCGTCTGCTTCTGTTTTCAGTCCGGTATATTTCTCTTTACTGACATATGCTCCGTCCGACAAATCCACAAATTTAACAGGATTCTCTTTCCTGTCATCCGCACCATTTACTTCTGCAAGTTTCGCATTCACCTGAGCATAAAGCTCATCCCCAAGTAATTCTTTTAAATCCATATTCATCCTTTCCGCCTTCGTTTTTATATCCGGTGTCTTCCGGAGGCTGTACAGTTTATATGACTTGCCGGTCAGTTTCCGAGACCTTTTAAACGTCATAACCGGTATTGGACAATAAAAAACACCCGGGCGTCCCCGCGTGCTTATTTACCATATTTGATTTCTACCCCTGGATAATCCCTCTCTATATCGCAGATACCAAGAAAAAAGGAATCTACCAGTATCCTGCCTTTATCAGACAGATCATTCCAGATTATGCTCATGTATCCATGCCGCTCTTCTACGAATACCTTATCCGGCGTTAAAGCCTCCAGGGATATGACAAGATTATGCGCAAGTACAGATACCGCGGCGCACACAATGTCGCGACCACATTTATCATATCCTGCATGGCCGCTGATATCTACCCCCGCGCGGCTCATAGTTACTGTAATCAATCAGACACCCCCTAAAAGTTGGCATAAAAATACCACCAGCCATTTTGACTGATGGTATTATAGTGTTTCTATCGACTTTATTTCACTTTGCGGAATGGTTACAGCTTTTCCTTCGCTATAAACTGTAATGCTGTCTTCCTCATAGCCATAATCCTCCGCTTCTTCTCCTGCATCGACGATATCTCCTATTTTTCCCTTTATTGTCTGTCCGTCAGTACAAGTTATCATTATATTTCCTTCTATATCCTGAAAGTCCCATACATTAATCGTAGTTATCACCCCTTATTGGCACAATGTGCGCGTTATTTTTAGAATAGTGAATTGATGCTTTTTTAGTATCGTGAAAACTTCCCTTTGCATAATACTGCCCTATTACTTTATCACAAATAATGTCTTCAACGTTCCTTGCATTTCCATTTCTATCAACCCTCACAATTCCTGTGCCAGATTTCCGATTAATAATATCCTGCACCTCATCTGCACTGATTGTCAATATACTCTGTGGATTTCCACCTTTCGCTTCACGGGTTTGTCGGTATTCCATATATTTTTTTGTTCCAAACACATGCTTCTCGTATTGTTGCTTACTCAGCTTCGTGGAATACTCACCTGCTTCAACTTTTTTTGATACGGTACTTGCTGGAATCTGAGGTATTTTTATATGTTTTATTATATCACTTCCACCGGATTTTACAACTGCTTTCGTGGGTATTCGCCCGCCTGCCATCCGCCCGAGCCCGTCCATATAGACACGCTCCATCTGTGGCTGTAGCCCCATGATTTTTGAAAACCCCTTGTACTCATGCAGAGTCTGCAGGTATCTGCTCTGAGCGGCCAGCACTGCGTCATAATCTCCGCCTTCTTTCAGATACTTAATCCGTTCACGCTGCGCCCGCATGGTGGTCTCCATTTCACGCTGTCTCTGCCGGCATGTGTAACCATCATATTCCTTACCCCGGTATTTTCTGATCCTGGCGTCATCTTCCCGGATGTCTTCCAGCATCTCATCCGTATAAGTCCGGGTTGATATGCCCCGGATAAAAGGCAGATAAGAATGATTACAGTTTGCCCCGCATAGACCGGTCACGCTGCCAAGACCACAAACAGACTCCAGTTCTCGGCGGCTATACACCCTGCCCTGCCAGACTGCATGTGTTGGCCGGGCGCCATAGTGTGCTGTGACCTCGAAATCGTCCGTTTCCAGCTCTTTTGCAAGCTGCTCGTTGATTTTATTGCTGAGGTTATGAACGCCTGTCATAACGGCTCTTCTGGCTGCTACAGGTGCCCTGTTACTATACCCGCTTGCATAATCAACAGAACGGATACCCGATGAAGTCATCTCACGCACCACCCGGCGTAAAGCCGTGTTGTAGTCAAACGCGCCTGACGCAATGTCAAGACAAGCCCGATCAAGATACTTTTGATAGTATTCTGACAGTGGAGTAAAAACTTTTTTCCCATCCCCGTAATCCAGAGAAAATCCCAATGATCGTGTAATGTTTTTGATATCGCCTTCTGTCTGGCTGACAATCGCAGAAGATAAACCCTGCAGCCAGTCATTTTCCTCTGGAGGCGTGAATTGTCCATTTACCTGCTCATATATATCTTTGTTGCGGACATATTCCCAGTCTATCACCTTATCATATAGGGCAAATAACTCAGGGTATGTGACATTAAGCAGCCTTTTTAGCTCGTCCTCGATAAACTCTGAGGAATTGCCCAGTATCTTGACACGGTTTAGCTGATAATCTGCTGTGGACGTTATTTCACCTGTCTTTTTAATCCGTCTGACTACATCGGACATTATCCTATCCTGTAGTCCGTAGAAAAGCTTTTCCACCTGCAGGGGCAGGCTCCCCATTTCCTCCGGTCGCATCTACATCACTCCTGTACATCATCCGGGAATTGGATTTTTGCAAGAGCTTTCATGGCCTGATCCTCTGTTTCGCCGTAGCGTTTCATGCGGAATTCCACTGGGCCTATGATTCCGGCAGCCAGGTCAGCTCTAAGCTGTTCCAGCTCATACTTCTTATCCACTATGAGTGAATCGTCCCAGTCGCAGGACACTTCCACTTTACCGGCCGGTGCAAGCCCGCCCATATCAATCCAGACCTCCATTGCCTTTACAAGATACCGGATGGCCTCCTCAGTGCTATTCTGGATGTCCTTAACCGTAGAATATGATCGCTGCTTACTGCTCTTTATCTCTTCAGCAGTCTTCTCTACATTCTGCGGATCTGACAAAGTACCATAAGCAAGACCGCTGTTAAATTCTACCTTTTGGATTATCCTATTGTACCCGTTAAAAAAACTTTCATCCCTGATTTCCGGGGAGTATACATTATTTCAATCCACACTTCCGCGAAGGAAGTGACGATAAATTCTCTTGCTGTATCCATAG